ATCATGCATACCGGCATGGTACCCTTTCTCAAGAAATGGTTTGGAGATCTGCGTTCCTGCAGCCAAGGAGGTATCCGCAATGCGTCAGCTACTGTGTTCTATCCTATCTGGCATCATCAATTTGACGATCTCATCGTGCTCAAGAACAATCAGGGAACCGATGAAACCCGAGTGCGTCATATGGATTATGGCGTCGTGCTCAATGCTTTCTTTTGGCGCCGATTCCGCAATCGAGAAAACATAACCTTCTTTGATCCCAACGAAGTGCCCGATCTCTACGAAGCCTTCTATCGAGACACTGCTCGATTCGAAGAACTCTATGTGAAATACGAAAAGAAACGAGATCTGCGCAAAAAAGTCATGAGCGCAGAAGAAGTGTTCAAGGGCGGTATCCTCAAGGAACGCACCGACACCGGCCGGATCTATCTGGTGTTCATAGACAATGTCATGAACCAGGGTCCGTTTGATCCCGAGTATCACACCATATATCAGAGCAATCTCTGCTGTGAAATACTCTTGCCCACACGACCATTCAAGAGACTGGATGATCCCGATGGCAGGATCGCTCTTTGCACCCTGGGATCCATCAACTGGGGCGCGTTCCGCAATCCCGAGGACATGCGTCGTGCCTGTCGTGTGTTGCATCGCAGCCTGTGCAATATCCTGGACTATCAGGATTTCTTGAGCATCCAGAGTCGCACCAGCAATGAAGAAATTTCGCCCCTGGGTATAGGTATTACTAATCTGGCATATTGGCATGCCAAACGCAATCTTGAATATGGTGATGAGGACGCCTTGGCCGAAGTCAAGACCTGGATGGAACATCAGGCCTACTATCTCACCGAAGCCACTGTGGAATTGGCCCAGGAACGTGGCCCTTGCCGAGATTGGCAGCATACTCGTTATGGTCAAGGTGAATTTCCTTGGGAACGTCGTGCAGCGGGTGCAAACGAACTTACAGATTTTACCCCCGAGCTGGATTGGGAACCCTTGCGTGATCGCATGCGCGAGCATGGTGTGCGTAATGCTACCTTGATGGCCATTGCTCCGGTGGAGTCAAGCTCGGTAGTGATCAATAGCACCAATGGTATTGAAATGCCCATGAATCTCATCAGCACCAAGGAAAGCAAGGCTGGCAGTCTGGTTCAGGTAGTACCCGAATATCAAAGGCTGAAAAATCGCTATCAGTTGATGTGGAATCAAACCGACTGTGTGGGTTATCTCCGCACCGCAGCGGTCTTGGCCGCTTATGTGGATCAAAGTATCAGCACCAACACTTTCTACAACCCTGCACATTTCGCGGATCGCAAGGTGCCTACTACCCTAATAGCACGGAATCTCATGTTGGCACATCACTGGGGTATCAAGACCTTCTATTACAGTCTCATTAACAAACAAGGTGTCAAGGCCGAGTTTGAAGAACCCGTGAGTGCTATAGATGATGTGGTAGAGGGTGAAGACGACTGCGAAGCCTGTAAACTTTAAGGAACATCATGAGCAAAGCACAATACAATCTCAGAACCGACACCAATTATCTCAAGCGCCAGATGTTCCTGGATCCTCAGGGTCCTGTGACCATACAGCGATTTGAAGAATTCCGCTATCCCAAGATTGCCAAGTTTGAAGAAATGGCTCGGGGATTCTTTTGGATACCAGAAGAGATCAGTCTCACCAAGGATGCCAATGACTTTAAAGAATCTAGCGAAACTGTACGGCACATCTTTACCAGCAATCTTCTGCGCCAGACTGCACTAGACAGTATTCAGGGACGATGCCCCACACAGATATTCCTACCTGTGGTCAGTGTTCCCGAGCTAGAAGCCCTGTGTCTGTTATGGGGGTTTTTTGAAACCAATCTACATAGCAAGAGCTACAGCCATATTATACGCAACATCTACAATGTGCCCAAGGACGAATTCAACAAGATACATCAGACGCAGCCCATCGTAGACATGGCCGCGCAAATAGGCCGATACTATGACGATCTCTACGTGATTAATTGCCGTCGAGAAATGGGACATAAAATTGATGAGCAGGATCATGTGCGAGCCATATGGTTGGCTCTGCATGCCAGCTATGCCCTAGAAGCCCTGCGATTCATGGTATCATTTGCTACTAGCTTGGCCATGGTAGAAAACCGTATCTTTATTGGCAATGGCAATATCATTAGCCTGATCCTACAGGACGAAATCCTGCATCGCGACTGGACTGCCTATATCATCAATCAAGTGGTGCGGGATGATGCTCGATTTGCGCAAGCTCAAAAGGATTGTGCAAACGAAGTATATCAGATCTACCAGGACGTGATACGTGAAGAAAAAGAGTGGGCCGATTATCTATTCATGAAAGGGCCTGTGATTGGTCTCAATGCTGCTATACTCAAAGACTTTATGGACTATACCGCTAGCCTGGCCCTGCGCGAGATTGGTATACGCTATACCGAACCTGCACCGCGTAGTACTCCCATACCCTGGTTCAGCAAACATACCAGTACCGACAAAAAGCAAACTGCCCTGCAAGAGAGCGAAAGCACCTCATATGTTATCGGGGTGATGTCGGACGCCATAAATTATGATGAACTACCCCAAATTTAAAGGAGATGTATGAAAGCCATAGTGTGGAGTCGAGATCAATGTGCCTATTGCGAGCAGGCCAAGAATCTTTTGAAAAGTCAAAATATCCAGTACGAAGAACGCAACATCAGTCATGGATATACTCGCGAGCAGTTGTTGGAAGCAGTGCCCGGGGCTCGTACTGTGCCTCAGATTTTTATTGATGATCGCCATATAGGTGGATTCACTGAGCTGCGTGATTATCTTCAAGGAGCTCGTGATGCAATTTGACATCAATAGTGTTTATACCCTCAAGCTCATGTCGGGGGAAGAGCTAGTGGTCAAGGTCACTGAAAACAGTGCCGACACCATCACAGTGAGCGAGCCCGTGAGCGTGGCGCCGGGACCACAGGGCATGAATCTCATACCCAGCCTGTTCACCGCAGATCATGACAATCCCATTACCATAAATAAATCAAGCATAGTGATGCAGGCTCTAACCGATGAACCGGTCCGGGTCAAATACATCGAGGCCACTACCGGTATACGTGTGCCCGAAAAGAAAATATTGATGAGTTAGCATGCCCAATTGTCAGCGCCTAGGTGATCCCAACACAGCCGGGGGTATAGTTACCTCGGGCGTGCCTACTGTTAGGGTCAACAATCGCTTGATCGTGATTCCTGGTATGCCTGTGACTCCACATCCCTGTTGCGGTCAGCCCGGTTGCGGTATACATTGTTCGGCTGTGACCAGCATGGGTAGCCCTAACGTACGAGCAGCCAACAGCCCAGTTATACGTACCGGTGTGGATCTAGACACCTGTGGACATCCGCGGGCAGGTGGTAGTCCCAACGTGAGAGTGAACTAATGGCCAGTACAAGCACTTATTCGCCCCTGGCCTTGACCGCAGGGGTGGGAATTTATAATAATACCGCATTTCAGGTCAATGCTGCATTTACTACCAATCGCGCAGCCTATGAATCTAGTCAGCCGATTGCCAATCTCATTTTTGTTATCAATGAGTGTGCCAATAATGGTAATCTCGGCATATCGGCTAATACCCTGGCCAATGTCAAGAGCATAGGTGCCAACGTGAGTGGCAATTACCTACCCTGTCTGGGAGATAGCCTGCCTAGTAATCTCGTGGCCACGGTGGGCAACGTGGGCTTGATAGGTAATATATCTAACACTGCCAACGGTACCATGGGCAATGCCGCGGTGTTTTGTCAGGCATTTAGCGCCGCGCTGGGCTATATTGGTATCACCAACGGTATCATTAACAGCGCCACCAATAGCAACCAGTACCTTGGTCCCACGTTCACCAATCAGAACAATCTCATTACCGGCGATCTCATGCGTGTGAATCCGGCGTTGCCTGCTTTCGGTGAAGATTTACGTAATCTGGGTAACTTATTTGACTTTGGGGATTTCGGGACGCCCTCGGCACTGCTATCCAAACTGAGCAAGCAGGGCAACATGATCAATGGTACCTTGCCTGCTGTGCAGGCTGCGCTCCTGGCCCATGGCTTGACCAATCAAAACATACAAGATCTCGTGAATCAAAATCGCGAGAGCCTGTTCAACCCAGATGGATTGACACAGCCCGAGTTTGATCGCTTGCAGAAACAGGCTTATCCAGCACTGTGTGACGTGACCGGAGCCGACTTACAGGAGGTCTTGGCCATCCTGGAAGTGACCACTGCAAATTTAACCGCCATGTGTGATCTATTGGATCCCATCAAGATATTCCCCAACAGCTATGCCAGCCTCACTCTGCCCACACCCTCGGGTGACATACTAATTTTCAATACCGACGGGTCGGTCAACAGTGCGGTCACGCCCATACTCAACAGTGGTACTCTGGTACCAGTGGGTTGTGATCAGCTGGCCAAGATACTGCCGCCAGCATCGGCCGCAGCCAACCGAGCCATACAGGTAGCGTTCGGGCAGGTAAAAAATCTTTCGTCGGTGCCCTTGCCAAGAGTGGCGGCTATATTATGACCACGCGACTAGAGACTCTTGTTGGACTGGATCTGGTGGCCAATGTGGCCACCCCGGTACCTGCTGCTACCCAAGCCTTCTATGCAGGTTTGGCACAAGGCACTGGTCCCAATGGAACCTTTGTAGTCACTGATGTACTGCCGGGAGCGTCGGGCATAAGAGAAAATCCTGCCTTGACTTCGGCCTTGACCCTGATCAACAGCGGAGCAGCGGCTGGCCTGACCACGCTGTATCAGCAGATGCGATCAGTAGTGACTGATGGATATGGCACGCCGCCCACTATCGTGATACCCACGGGGCCAGCAGCCAACACCTACGCCAGTTATGATGATGCCATCCAGGCTCTAGTAGTGGCCTCCAATAACGAAATTGGTAATATCCGGGCCAACAGTATAGCTGCCTCATCGGTGGCTCAGGCCAACCAAGACTGGACCCTGATGTCGCATGGGTGGAGTCAGTCTGGAACCACGCAGAGTCTGGCCAGTATTAACTTATCCACGTTGCCCGCGGGTGCTCAAGTGCCGGTCACGGCATTTATTGGTCTCTTGGACAGTCTGGGCGTTGACACCCAAGAAGGCATGCAGGCCCAATATCTCGAGAGCGTGGCCAATACTGGCAATCAATATGGACAAGCTGTGGTGGCCTGTTTGAGGCAGGGACGTAACAATGCAGCCATGAACACAGCGGGTATAGGCCATGACAATGCAGTACCGGATCAACCCACCAGTGAGCCACCGCAGGCCAATCTGGGCAACGCTAACTATACCGTGAGTGAAGCCCGAGCCTACGTGAACAGCAATTTGACTAGCTAACTTGAGCACTTGGTGGTTGTGATCCAATTGGGATACATTTATAATAGCAATCTATCACACCACCGGGAGAACTCATGTCACGTATTAGCGTTTACAAAACCATTGAAGCCGAAGTCGATGTTGAAGTTGAGATAGATGATTTTGATACCGAAGATCTTGTGGCCGAACTGGAGCGACGAGATTATCTCCCCAAGTCGGATCATTTGTTCCAGTTAAACAAAATCTATGAAAAGCGTAGAATGGGTGTTGATTATCAACAAGAGCTGGATGAATTGATTTGGCAAACACTGGGGAGGATCAGCTGATTCGGCTGACCCAGTAGTTGGAGGAGTCAAGGTGGCTGCTGCCTGGATCCTGGAGTTGGAAAGTTCAGACAGTCACCAGCACAAGGAACGGGTGATTGAAAAAGCCCTCATGGCTGCTCAATTGGGCAGTAGTGATGCTCAAGTGTTCCTATACAATTGCTATGCAGCCTACAATCCCTACTGGACCTTTAACATACAACAGGTACCCGAGACTGAAGGCATTACGGGTCAAAGCAATCTCTGGGTTTCATTCTGGAGCCTCTTGGAGGCCTTGCGTACTCGCAGCGTGACTGGCGGCAATGCCCGGGCTGCTGTAGCGGAAATCAGCCAACGGTTTGACAGCGAAGAATGGAACGGGCTGGCACGTCGGGTGCTGCTCAAGGATTTGGCTTGTGGTATAAATGAAAAAATCATCAATCAAGTAGTGGGCAAGAGTCAGTGGCGCATCCCGATATTTGCCTGTCAGCTACCCGGATCTCACAACAATCACTCAAATAAACTACATGGTCAAAAACGCCTGGAGATCCAGTTGGATGGTATACGGGTGTTAGCAGTAGTGACTGAGTCATGTACTACGCTCTATAACCGAGATGGGCAGGTACTTGAAAACTTCCCCCACGTGCAAGATACAATTGAAGCCAATCGTGTGGCGCTCCGCCTGATATATCCCCATGTACTGGATGGAGAAATTGTGGGAAATGATATGCACCCGGTATACCATATATTTGATGCTTTGCCCCTGGCAGAATTTGAGGCCGGTCAATATCGTGTGCCCTTGCGTGATCGACTGGCTTGGTTGGATCGGCTACGCCGGGTGTTTTGGGATACCGATTGTTTGCGCATCATGAACGGTATTGAAGTTGATTTGGATACCGCAGCCGGACATGACCAACTGCGTCGTTATAGACTGGATGCAGCGCACGATGGATTCGGGGGTATCATGGTCAAAGATATGGCTGCGCCCTATGTATGCAAACGATCCAACGGCTGGATACAGCTTGAATCTGCTGTATAATCAAGCACTTAGCACAGCCATTGACATCAAATACCAATTCAGCTATTATACTGTTTTAGTCAACGATTGGGGCGAGTATGAAATCAACTCTCGGCATTATTACCGAAATCGCAGCAACCGCCAGCACCAAAGCCAAAGAAGCAATTATCCGGCGAGAAGAAAAGAATCCTGCGCTGCGAGCCACATTCGCTGCCGCGTATGATCCCACCGTTTCCTACTATGTCAAGAAAATCCCCGCATACCTGACTAAGGGTTCGGGCGAACTGTTGGAAGCGATCAAGAGCCTGGACCGGTTGGCTAAACGTCAGCTGACCGGGCAAGCGGGTATTGACCATTTGCAAAGCGTCCTGGAATCAGTCAGTGCAGATGATGCAAAAGTTATCGAGCGTATTATTGATCGCGACTTGAAGTGCGGTGCAAGCGATACGCTGGCTTCACGTGTTTGGAAAAAGCTGGTTCCGGAATTCCCCTACATGCGTTGTTCGCTGCTCAAGGCAGTCAAGGTTGAAAAATGGAATTGGCAACAGGGTGTTATTAGCCAGCTCAAGGGTGATGGCAGTTTTGCCAACAGCGATATCGTTGATGGCGAAGCTGTGGTTTCCAGCCGCGCTGGTAAACAATATCCCGCTGGTGCACTCAAGAACATCACTGACGAATTGGTTGCTGTATTCCCTGCTGATGTGCGTGTTATTGGCGAACTGCTGGTTGAACGTGCTGGCAAAGTTCTGCCGCGTGAAATTGGCAATGGAATCCTGAACTCGGTTGCCAAGGGTGGCGAGTTTGATGCAGGTGATCGTCCTGTTTACATGGTGTGGGACATTATCCCGCTGGAGTTGGCTGTGGCCGATGGTCGCTGCAAAACGCCCTATACCGAACGCTTGGCCTCCCTTACTGCAATCCTCAATAAAGCCAAAACTAAGTCTGTTTCGCTTATTGAAACGCGCATCGTGCATAGCATGAAGGAAGCCTATGCTCACTATTTTGAACTGGTGAAAAAAGGGTTTGAAGGCACGATCATCAAAGAACCCCAGGGTGTGTGGGCCGATGGCACTAGCAAAGAACAAGTCAAACTCAAAGTTGAGTTTGAAGTAGATCTGGAGATCACTGGGTTCAATGCTGGCAACGGCAAAAATGCTGCTACCTTTGGTTCGATCGAATGCAAGACATCAGACAAGAAACTGACTGTAAATGTGTCTGGCTTTGCTGATAAAGAACGTGAACGCATTCACAAGATCCGCAAACAATTGCTTGGTACGATCATGACAGTCAAAGCCAATAGCATCATGCCCCCGGCGGGTAGCGGTGTTTACAGCCTGTTCCTCCCGCGCTTTGCGGAGTTCAGGGACGACAAACGTGTTGCTGACAGCCTGGCTCGTGTGCAAGAACAATTTGATGCAGTGATCTCGGTAAAGTAATGGTAAGGATTAATATGTTAAAGCCAAAAATGATAGCGACATATGATTGGATGAATGATATTCATCCAATCATTCTCAAGAACCTCAACGAACTATTGGTAGCAGAGGGTATTGAACCCATACGTGACATGCATGGTGGTTATTTCAAAGATGGTAAGTGGGTGAAGCCGCTAGGTAGCGACGACTATCGTAATTACTGGCACGTTTACGGAGCATTATTCGGGGAAAAATTGTCCAATGATAATTATCAGGTGGTCTATTTCCCACACCCAGACGATGATAAAGGATGGGATTACCTCTACGAATTAGCGGAGAAGTTTGCTTCTGGTAGGAACTACCAGAATTCTAGCAGAACATATAAGCACAGTGATACAAAATGGCCGCGTAATCTAGTCACCGCTGTTCGCAAGATGTATAAAGAGAATTTGCCCATCGACGGTCCAGATGGGTCACAAATCGTGTTCTGGTGGTGTTGGTAAAATAATGGACACAACCTATTACATCGCAGCCTATCTTGGCATCGCTATGGCTCATGTATTGTTACTGGTTCTCATGAGCCGCTGCGGACATTTTGGTGATAACGAAGAAGTAGACAAAGAAGATCCGGTGCAACGTGGAAACGTGATTCTGCTGATGTCCTTGAGTTGGCCGGGACTTTGGCCCCTGTTTGTGCTACTATCACTATGCTATTTGTTGGAACATTACAAACTTGACGAGCGTCTTGGTATACACAAGCTGGAAATAGTGCCCAAATGGTTGGGCAATGTGAGTAAACCTTATACGCCCAAATCAACACTGCGCAAGCTGAAAAAGGATTACTCAAAATGAGCGGCATCAACATCGTACATCGTGTTCAGCGCATCGTAAAAACCGCTGAAGAAATGGGCTTTGCGCTATGTTATCCGCGACATGGTGTCAGCGGTGAAGAACACGTTGGGTTGCGTCCCATTGATGATAAATTTCCGCTTTATGGCAGAGATGATGAAATATGGTCGGGTTCGCTGGAACAAGCGGATTCATTTTTTGCAGGTATCCAGTTTGCACGTGATTATGACCGTGCGCTGAAAATAAGTACACAAGCCAAACGCGAACGAGCTGAACAAAATATTCGTAATCGAGAATTGGTCCAATTGCTGAAACAAAACTACGATAATGATCAATCTTAACCTAATTATTCGTAACGTATTCAGTGATCGTTTTCGTCCGCTGAATTGGTATGATGGTGATACCCCTTGGCAACACAAGCATTGGGAAGTGCAGGCCATGTTGACCAATAATTGGCTCTGCGTCAGATTTGAATGGACCGCACGATGCGATCATGCAGGTGTAGAATTGGAATTAGGAATGCTGGGCTTCAATGTGCTATTTCGTTTTTACGATGATAGACACTGGGATCGGGAAAAACAATGTTATTGCCAATGAGAATGTTATGAAACCAGTTTGGATCTTTAGACATGGTGCCACAGAAGGTGCTGGATACTTCTCTGAGTATCTGGATCAACACCAAATACCCTGGCGGCTAATTGCCCTGGACCTGGGCCAAGAGGTGCCTCTGGATCTGGAATCGGCAGCAGGCTTGGCCTTCATGGGCGGTGCCATGAGCGTGAATGATGATCTCGCCTGGATCTCGCGCTCGGTGGAGTTGATCCAGCGGGCCGTGGTGCAGAATCGTCCCGTGATCGGGCACTGCCTGGGCGGTCAACTGCTGAGCCGGGCTCTGGGTGGCCTGGTGGTACGTAATCCCCGGCTCGAGATTGGTTGGCATCCGGTGCGCGTGATTCCCAGCACCATGGCAGAGGCTTGGCTGGGCGATCACACCGAATTTGATGTGTTTGAGTGGCACAACGAAACCTTTACCATACCCCTGGGTGCCACGCAGATCCTGGTCAACTCAAACTGCACCAACCAGGCCTTTGTGTGGGGGCCGCACATAGCCATGCAATTCCATATTGAAATGACCCCAGACATGGTGCACAGCTGGTGTCAGGACTGGCGTCACGAAGTGGGTCAGGGTCAAGACTCGGCTTTGCCCCAAACCATACAAACGCCCCAGCAAATGCAGGAGAACCTGGAGCAGCGCATTGATACCATGCGCGTTATTGCCCGGCGCATCTACGATCGTTGGCGCCGGGGCCTGGTGGTTGACTAGAATCTCTGGACCTCATACAATTGAGATATTAGTCAACAACGAGGTTCCAAATGCAAAAGATCACAGGTGTTTGTCCAGTATGCGATGGTACCACTCGTCGGCCGGTACCGGAATCGCAGCAGCAATACAAGACCATCTATGCGGGCTATGATGCTACCACAGACACGCTGGAATGCGACAACTGTGGCGGGCAGTATCAGTGGGGTCGGGCTTGTGGTCAAGTGTCCTTGAACCATGATGGTGTGCCCTGCAAACATCAATATCAGGGACAAAATGCGGGACGTTGCCTGACCCATTACACCTGCATTCACTGCAATGATCAACATGACATCGATAGCGGAGATTGATATGAAAAAGTTTTTTGACAGAGTGTTTACCCAGAACAATGTAATGAACATGAACCTGTTCGTAGTAGGGTTCTGCGTTGCCTTGGCTGTGGCCATTTATTTGCGTGGAGATGTATGGGGTGCCGTTCTCAATGTGTTCCTGGCACTGTTGAACTTGGGCAGCTATCTCAATCTCAAAAGATCCAGCTAAATCAATGACCGAGCATGATCAGTTTCTGGTTGACCAGAAACGCCTCCGACTCTATAATAGTGGTTATATTAATTAACCGGAGACGCAAATGACCCAGTTTGTTAAAGAGCAATTTGCTATTGATCGTGAATACGTGCATTATAATGGCAAATTTGTGGCTCGCTTCAAACACATGCCCGGCTCCAAAAAGTCCTTTGTAGCTTTCCTGATCAAGAACTTCTCAGTTGAAGAATACTTTGCAGCGATGACATCGGGCTTGGCTCCGCTGCAAATCGTCAATGACAAAGGTTACATCCAACCGCACATCAAAAAGTGGCTCAAAGAAGCTGGTTTGCCCCTGACACGTGAGGGCGTGAAAATGTTGTTGAATAAGTCGTTTTAAATCAAACACTTACAGCAGCTAGATTCTGGTTGACCAAAATAGCCCAATCACCTATAATATGGGTTATAGTAAACAACAAGGAGCGCACAATGGCATACGTTAGTCAGGAACTCAAAGCGAAACTGGCCCCCGGTATTCGGGCAATTTGCAAACGATACGGTGTAAAAGCCAGCTTGGGTGTGCACAATCACAGCACCCTGGTGCTGAACGTTCGCCAGGGCAACATTGATTTCGTTGAAAACTTCAATCGCGTGTGCAGCAGCCGACCGCGTTCAAACAGCACCGGATTCCAACCCGCCCGGGATCACATCAGCGTGAACCCCTACTGGTACAAAGAACACTTTGATGGTCGGGCACTGCAATTTCTCAGCGAAGTGTTGCCGGCCATGAACGCAGGCAATCATGACCGCAGCGACATCCAGTCAGACTATTTTGACGTGGGTTGGTATGTGAATGTAAACATTGGGCAGTGGAACCGACCCTACGCGCTGGAGAAATAACATGGAATTCAAATGGTTTACAATTTGTGTGGCAGTGTTGATTGCGGGACTGGCTATAGTAGATGCGGTGAAGGAACATGCTCAAGGCGAATGCCGTGTTGCTGCAATCTATACGGGTATGGCAGCGGATGACATTGCAAAGGTTTGCAAATGAAGATTTACGAAAAGAAAAAGGTTGTAACAACCTTTGCCCTTGTGGATTGTGAATACGGTGAGTTTCGTGTTTATCCCAACGGCAACATTGTGCGATGGCACGAAGGTATTCTCGAACATGTGGCTTACCCCAGTTACGAGGATCACTACGATGAAATCCTTGCACTGGGCATGGAGATACTGAAATGAAAATTTACAAAGTGTTTGGCTGGCGTGATGGGTATGACATTGCTCGTGCTTCGATCAAATATTTTGAATCCAAGCCTGATGCAGAGGCTCACCGGCAAAAACTTTTGCGTGGTCCGCTTGATTATGCAAAAATTCAACCGCTGAATCTCATTAAAAAGTCGAAGAAAGTCAAAAAGGTATCAAAATGAAAATTACGCAAGTTTACAAAACCAGTAAAGGCACGTTTTGGTCATTGGACGAAGCTTTGAAAAAATGCAATCGCAAAAAGTATTTTGACTGCCGACCCGGCGATCCCGGGGAATACGAAAAGCCCGAGATATGTCACGTATTGCTTGATGATTATGGCGAATGCTTCGAACTGAAGCAAGTGGAGGTCAAATGAAAACCTTGATTGATGGCATTTTGCAGCGTGTAATCATGTGCCTGGGTGGTATCTATATTGCCTTGATCAGCTTGATAAACCCGGTCTGGGGCATGACTTTTGTGCTCGATAGCATAGACCGGCTGGAACAGCGACGCCAACATCATTTGCGTCAGGAGCAACGGTCATGAACGAGCGAATTCGTGAACTTACTGTCAAAGCATTGTCGTCCCGTAATCCTGCAAAGATGACATCACTGTCAAGTTCAGTAGATAACGGAGATGGAGTTGATATTCCCTTGGAGTTTTCAGAGAAGTTCGCCCAGTTGATTGTGCAGGAATGTATGCAATTGAATCGCGATATTCTTTGTGAAGATGATCCCAACTATCTGGACCAGATTTACCGGGAACATTTTGGAGTCAAATCGTGAACGAACGAATCAAAAAATCATACGTTCAGGCGTTGGCCAAATGTGCCAAGGACTTATCTAAGAATGGTGAGGATGTGGACATTCCTGTGGATGTTTTTGCCGAGAAATTCGCAGAGTTGATTGTGCAGGAATGCATCGGCCTGTTCAACTACGATCCCACTGGTGCTATGAGCAGCATGGCCGAATCGATACACAACGACATTGCAGTGAAACGAATTCAAGAACACTTCGGAGTCAAATAACATGGGCTTTAGAACTGTAGTGATACTGAATAATGATCAAGCACACGAGTGGCAAAGAGATCCTGAACTCGGTCGCAAGATATTTAATTCTACCCTCTCACCACTGTATTCTCGATTCTTTTATGGTAATGTGGTTGAATGCACCCACACTGATACACAAACCATCGGTATCATCGACAGCATTGACTTCACACCGTTGGCATACGATTCCTGGAATCGCGACGAATACAGACACGATATCAATATGAAGATGCTGAAGGCGGCCGCGGATAAACTGGGCTATAGACTGGTGCGGAAATAAACAAACATTTTGGAGTCAAGTGATGAGCGAACGAATCAATGAACTTGCCATTCAATGCGGAGGAATCTGGCGTGGTGGTTATGTTGAACAGCACAACGGTGATAGTGTTTATACGGATAAAAAATTTGTTGATGGCAGTGAACTGAATGTAACTCAATTTGCTAAACTGATTGTGCAGGAATGTGTTAAAATTCTTGTCACAGGCGAAGGCAATGACAATACGTCCGATGCGATATGGGATCTTGAATCCCTGGGCGTGGATATTGATCAAATTTTGAAAAACATTTTGGAGTATCAAAATAATGGCCACACTACCCTGTTCTTGGGAAGAATTTAAACATCGTGCCAAAGAGTTTCACGAAGCTGCACCTACGCTGAATCTGGAACAGCTGGATAACGCATTCAAAGCACTGAGTTTGAGTTATCTTGGAATGCATGAAGAAATGTGGCAACTCAGTGCCGCGACTGTTTTGAAGATGGAAACCAGAACTTATCTTGAACGTGAAAATGAATTATTACATTTTGGAGTATCAAAATAATGATTAATGCACTGGAAGCAAAAAAACTCTACGACGAGTCCGGGCACGAAGTTGATGAATTTTTGAAACGGTATGTAGAACCGGAAGTGATCAACGCAGCAAAACAGGGTAAACGTTCTGCTATAATTTTTCTTGGTAGCCTTGAACGTTATCATGATTTGAACCGAGCGATTAAACCGCTTCATAAAGTCGTGATGGCAAAACTTCAAACATTGGGTTATACCACCAGAATTGATCTATACGGTGATTACCATGTTCCGCGGGGATTGCAGAATGATGACGGTGGTGGGCCCGAGCATTGCAACTATGGTATGATTATTGGGGGATGGTAATCATGTATATCAGCCAAACCACTTTGATCTGGTGCGCGGTCATCGCGCTGATCCTGTTGTTTGTGCTGGTGCGATATTTTGGCACCATTGTTGCCTACACCATGCTTTTCAGTGTTGCGATTGGCACGGCCCTGGTCAAAGTGGCCGTGCCCACGATGCTGGCTCTAGCGGCCAGTGCAGCGGCTTTTTACGTGTCCAATTTGGTATTTGGGGTCATGTGGCCAGCGTTTATCATCGTGCCCATTGGGGCCGCAGTATTGATCACAATCTTGGAAATCAGCAATTTTTAACAGGGGTGACATAAATGATCAAAAATTCTGTTTGCTACCGACTGATTCGGGACCATTATGGTCTAAATCGCGCCAAAAGGTCGGGGGTGTTGCTCATGAATCACATTGACGAAGGCTTGTTGATACTGGAAGATCTGAAGGCAACAGTTGCAGCCCGGTCGGCCTACTGTCTGCATCCGCTCTTGCAAAATGATCGTGATCTTTCCAATAATTACTGCCAAGTCTTGAATTCAGGAGTGGATGCGTATACAATAATGCTGGCAATGGAATATCGCAGTGTGGCCAATGAGTACTTGTCGGAAGATGTGAATCTTCATATGGTGCTTGGAATGTGCGATCATATTCGACTGAGCCCAATCAAAGAAGTCAACGACATGTTGATTGCCGACAAGGTGCAAAACTGCAAGGACTTTGTGACTTACCACAAGGGCACTCATCCCAGGACTGAATATTTGGAACGATACTTTGATCAATGGTTGCGTAAATTAGGCGTCAGTTCTGTTGAGTATCAACGCTATTGCGATTCGATTGAATTTTACAAAATTATGCAGACCAAACCAACTACTGAGGATCGTGAGCATGAGTGTTAAAGAGGAACAAAATACATCGTGCAAAATGCAGGAAGCGGAAACATAAAACTGGTTAAATGCAACGGAGACAAGAAATGAAAGCATACAAATGCGGTTGCTGCGGATACTGGCCTGTAAAAAAGAAAGACGCTTTGTGCTCGTTCTGTTTGCTTGGAGTAAGAAAATGAAATCACATGAACTAGCACGACTATTGCTTGAACAACCTGATGTGGAATTGATCATGCAGAAGGATGCCGAGGGCAACGGTTACAGCCCACTCAGCGGTGTTGAATTTCATGTAGTATACATACCCGAAACCAAATATTCTGGCGAAGTCTACAGCAAAACTTTCACCGCTGATGACCACTGCATGACCGAGGAGGAATGGGAACGGATCAAAAAGACCAATTCTGGCTATGCGGTATTGCATCCGGTCAATTAAGGAATGAATTATGCCCGGTGATAAAAAATCTGCAGAATTGGCTTTGAGAATCATTGCTGCTCGCGCCGAGCAACTGGCTGACATGGTATCCAAAAATCAATTATGGCCCGGAGAATTGGAGTCTGGGCTGAATGAAATTACCAAACAACTGGCCGAAGCACAAAGAGCAGCTTAGATACTGACCAATTAATTTGACACCTAAACACAATTACATTACAATTAACCCATCAACAACTGAGAGAACGCAATGAGCCTTTTTATTCGTAGTGGCAACACCTTTAAAGTAACCAGCCGTGAAGCAATGGATTTGGTAGATGTTTTGCCAGCTGGCAATTATATGATCAAACAGGATATGTTCAAGAACTTTTTCCTGGAACAGATCGACAGTTTTGAACTGCCCCGCAAACTTTACGGGCAAACCCTGCGCCACACTAGTCGTATCCTGCGCACATTCCAGGATCGCACTGTGAGCACTGGTGTCATGCTCACAGGTGAAAAAGGTTCGGGCAAAACACTCTTGGCCAAGAATATTTCAGCTCAAGCGGCTGCACAGGGCATCCCCACTATCGTTATCAACGCGGCCTGGTGTGGTGATGCTTTCAACAGTTTTGTTCAGGGTATTGAACAACCTGTGATATTCCTGTTTGATGAATTTGAAAAGGTCTACGATAAGGATGATCAACAGCAGATCCTCACACTCTTGGATGGTGTATTCCCCAGCAAGAAACTGTTCGTCCTGACCTGTAATGACAAATGGCGTGTGGATGTTCATATGCGTAACCGTCCGGGCCGTATCTTTTACATGCTGGACTTCAAAGGTCTGGACGAAGGCTTTATCCGTGAGTATTGCGAGGACAATCTCCGGGAAAAGAAATATATTGACCAGATCTGCAAAATTTCTACCATGTTTGACGAGTTCAACTTTGACATGCTCAAAGCACTGGTGGAAGACATGAACCGCTTTGGTGAAAGCCCGCAGCAATGCTTGGAATTGCTGAACGCCAAGCCCGAGTTTGCCGGCAAGAGCAGCTTCAAAATTAACCTGTATGTTGATGGTCAGCTGGTTGGCCAGGATGACTTGGATGACAGCGAGTGGGAAGGTAACCCCATGCAGCAGCCCATGGGCATTGGTTACTACGTGATTGATCCTACAATTAAGGAAGAAGACGGAAATCGCGAGTTTCAAGTACAGCGTTTCGATGCTGGCGACATCAAGAGCATCGACAGCCGCGGTGACAAGTTTACGCTGATCAATGAATCGGGTGCGCGGGCTGTATTGACCAAGGTTCGTCCCAAGAGCTACAGCCACAACTGGGCTGCATACTGATCGTGAACATCAATTACAAATACATCGGTTGGTGTCACAAGGACAATCACGACAAGGTCTGGGGTGTGATTGATCTTGGCCAAGCCGAACCGTCGGACGAACACGATTTTGGCGGTTGGCAACGCAAATACGTGACCTTTTGGGGACGTCGCGGCAAAAAGCTGCAAACCAAGGTCTCGGTGGAACACTACAATATTGTGGACAATCTCATTGACAAAAAGCGAGACAAGGGATATGTTCGCGTGGATCGCAATCACCTGGATACAGTATATCCCGAGTTTCAGGCGGATCTGGAAAAGACCACAGTGTGGGCTGTGCTAACGGCTCGATAATTTTTCTATAACCTGGAGACATCATGCCAAATTGGGCTTACAATCAACTCAAACTGAGTCATAAAGATCGCGCCATGATCGAACGTGCTGTCACTGCGTTCGATGCAGAGCATTTCCTACAGGAGTTCATTCCCTGTCCCCAACCCCTGCTGGAAACCGTGTCAGGATGGTGTGGCGACCCTGAGGAACAGGCCCGGCTGGAGCAACAGCAGCAGTCCAACATCGCACAGTTTGGTCACAAAGACTGGTACAGTTGGTGCGTGGAAAATTGGGGCACCAAGTGGGATTTTGGCAACGAGCTTGATGAACTGCCTGAGATCGCGCAAGAGGGTGAACTCTACACCGTGAACCTCAGTTTTGACACTGCATGGTCGCCGCCTCTTGAGGCCTACCGCAA